CGGTTTATATCAAAGGCCCAATCTTTTAGTGGCCTATCCAGCTTATTATTTCTTTCCTGTGCAGCGTCTAAAATGAATGTTTCAACATCAGATTTTTTAGCGCAATTAATTAGGTTAGAAATATCTTTAGGAAAACAAGTTCCACCAAAACCAAAATTCCCATTACAAGGAACCTTTGTATGGCTGGATGTTATTCTATCATCTATTAAAATACCATTTAAGGCTTCATTCCATCCGATGTGTTTTCCTTCAGCGATTTTGTAAAGCTCATTGAACAAGCTTACTTTGGTTGCTAAAACACTGTTTCGAGCTAACTTTATAAATTCAGATGTATTTGATTGAGTTAGAAAAACATTATCACTTTTAATTGCATTAGCTTCTTTAGCATTTGTAAGCGCAGCTTTAATTGACGAATAAATTTCTAAATTGGTGTTATCAATTCCCAATACCCATGTATCTGTTTCGATAAAATCTACAGAAGCATTTGCTTCAGTTAGAAATTCAGGAAAATGATTTACGCCTAATTCCTTGCAAAAGCCAACTGGAGTTGTGGAGCGTATAAATGTTTTAGCTTTTTCTTCAGTTGAAAAATCAGCGATAGCTTGTGAGATAAAATCTGTATGGCAATCACCCTCTTTATTCATTGGAGTTGGCAAACAAATAAATATTAAATCACAAGACCTAATATCATCCATTGTGCAATTATGAGGATGCGATTTGTAATCTACACGATCATAGATAAAAACAGAATTTTTCTTGCAGGACAAGCCAGACGTAGCGTTTCCAACAAAACCATTTCCCACTATTCCTAGCTTCAGTGCATTTCCCATTGTTTGGACTTTAATTTGGAGGAGCAAAATGTAAACAAAAAAAAGGAGGGGCATTTCTGCCCCTCCCGAGGAGGTGGGTTTTTAGTTGGATACCAGCATGGCATCCTCCCAGTATTTGTTTCCAATGGCTAGGAGTTCTTCGCCATGATCCTTTTGGATATTTTTAAAAAAGCGAGATTTGTTTTGGCTCCCAGAACCGAATTCGGAACTTTCAAATTGCTTGCGGGTATTTTCCAAACCGCCAGCAGATTCATGAGTATAATAATCGGTTAAGCCGTTGAAACAATCAGCCATAGTTTCACCAGAGTTGCCTTTACCTTCTCGGTAGAGTTCGGTCATTCTGTTCATCACATTTACAGTTCGGCTTGATACCTTTTTATCAGCTTTATTTTCAAGCAAATGGCCGAGGTACATCCGTTGTGCATTATGTGATTGGCATTTAATTTGGCCCATGTGTTCAAGTGCCATTTGAAACTCAGCAGTTACGCCGATGTGTGCTTCAATCGCGTCAGTTAAATCCATCAGATTAGCATTGCGAGTGTGCTTTAATTTTACCTTGAAGTCAGATTTTTCTGCCATCGCAGCGTTGAAAGTGTTTTCGCAAACAACGCAGGTGATTCCTGTTTTTCCGATAACACCGAGTGTACCGCCATGCCCCCAACCGATATTTAGAAATGGATCATGTTCACGACCAGCAGCATTAAAAGAATCAGCAATTTTTACTGAAACAAATCCTAATGAACGATCAGCTACAGTTCCAATAGATTGAATTACATGATGAGTTCCTTTTAAGGCTTCATCCAGCATATCCCAAATTTGTTCATTGCTGAATGGTTGGTATTTTTTAGAAACAGGTTTGCCAATCGGCAAATTATCATCAGCAGCACTGATTTGGTAGCTGTCGGTTTCAATTACTGTTTCATCAGGAGCAGTATAAGTGAGCCGATTAAAATTTAGGTCATACATGATGCCTGAATTTTCTTTGGTTACAGTATCTACTACGTTTGTCAGGCCGTGCCATGCTTGGTTTAAGCCTGTTTGGATGTCGCGTTCTTGGATATTATGCATTGTATTAGTTAGTTAGTGTTTTTATTGATGCCGTTAAGCATGAGATTAATTTAAAATAAGTTCTTACTCTGTAAACAAAAAAGATAGATAAAAAGGGGAGGTTTCCCTCCCCCGATTTTATTTAGGCATTTGCTTTATGGTTATTGAAAACAAATACCAACATTTTAACACGATTCCTTTTATTTTTTAGAACGTGTTTAGTTGCTTTAATATTTTCATAGTAAGGAATTAAGCCAGCCTCAAATTTATCAACAACTTTTTGCATTTCAGAAATTTGAAATAATAGGCTGTCGATTTCTTTTTTGTATTGTTCAGGTGTCATTTCGTTTTTTAGTTCAGTGTTAGTGCCGTTAAGCATAATAGGAATATAATCACAAACCGTTAGCGTGTAAACAAAAAAGATAGATTTTTTTAAGAAGAATATTTTTCCTCTTCAAGTTCAGTTTGCTTTATGCAGAATTCTCTTTGTTCCTCTTTTGAAAGCCAAAAGAATAATCGTGTATGCGTTTCCTTTAATTCATCTACAAGCAATTCCATCTCTGGAGAATAATTATCATGAACAAGCATATCATCTACTATTTTGCTCCTTTTACTTTCTAATTCAATGAAGCTTGGCTGATCTAAAACCTCATGGATTTTTTTATTAACAGCATTGATTAGTGATTTATCAACAGCGTGTCTTTTACCAGTTCCCATTTTTGTGAAAAATATTTCTACCTCTTCAAAGATTTTTTCTCTTAAAAGCCTGTCAGATTTTTCTTGTAGCTTTTCTCTGTATATTGTTTGTTTTTTCATCTTCATTAGTTAGGTTAGTTTTTTGGGGGGAGGTTTCCCTCCCCGCAGTTTTTATCAGTTAGAGTTTTAGGCGGCGTTCGCGTGTTGCTTCCTTGTTTTGCACTTCTTCAAACGTAGCGTGATAAGTATCAGGGAACGGATGGCTTTGCATATGCTTGTCGTACTCCTTCCAAAGCTCGTCATCAATGTGATCGCGGAGGTTGTGTATAGCGGAGACCTGAGAACTGAGGCTGTATTCCCTTGGCTCGTAGGAATCTTCAGGTGTGCAGTTTGAAATATCCTTTTGAAGTTTTTCTATTTCAACGCAAATGTCTTGTTGGAGGCGATGCGGCATATTTTTATTTTCTTCTTTCAACAAGCTGTTTAAAAGTGAATCGCTCATCGCTTGACGTAGCCAGTTAAGTTGTTCGTATGTGATTTCTATTTTCATTTTAGTTTTTAGGTTCAGTGTTAGTTTTTTAATTATTTATTAGGCGATATAAAATTCTTCTGGAAGAAGGAATTCGGTGACACTGATTTCAATGTTTTTGAAACCCTTTTTGGAGAACAGTTCCATCGCATCTTGGCGAACAATTTCTTCGTTCTCCCCTTTGGCTACGAATTGACCCTCTAGCCCATCTGCCTTGTATACAATCTCGAAGGTTGCAGCTTTAGGATTAAGGAAAGTTGTTCCGTTATTCTGTATTGTGCTTGAGTTGTAAGTGAATATTTCGTTGGTTGCGGTCATTGTCAGTTTTTTTTGTTCAGTGTTATTAGTGCCGTTAAGCATAGATAGAATCTATACCTTATCGGCTAGGCTGTAAACAAAAAAGATAGAAAAAATGAAAAAAAAATTTTGACAGATTTGGAGTCTGAATTTAGATTCTAACCACATCTTGGGTTAGATGTTAGTTATTAGTTATCAGTGTTAGGGGGGAGCGAGAAATCGCTCCCCTTTAGTTTTCAAAAGGGCATATAAACATATTCGGGAAAAAAGAAAACGCCTTACAGGCGATTCTCAGGGCAAGCAATTTCAGTGTTTTTTCATGTTTTCACTGATTTAAAGAAAATTGTATACTCATGGGAATTTATAGTGCTGAATTGGGTAAAATCCTCTAGGTGTATTGATTTTAAATTTACGAGTTTCCAATTTATCATCTGCTGATAATTCCCTGCAAATTCTTCCTGCATGAGAATATGATACATCTTTTATTTTTGCTAAATCTCTAACTGTGAACCAGCCTTCTGGGACTTTCTCCGATTCATTAATAGATAAAAGTTTTTCTGCTATTTCTCTTGCTGTTTTTTTATCCATTAAAATTCCTCCATTCCTGTTGGCAGCAGCCATTTAGTTCCACATTTTCTAGCTATCCAAACATTTACAGATTCGCCCTTATAAACTCCAAATGCAAAAGCATTTTCCCAACCAGCAGTTGCTAATCTATTTTTTGCATAATCCATTTTAGAAAAATCTGCCATGCAACCTGCTGAATATCCGTGGCTTCCTCCTTGCCTTTTTCCTGTTTGAATTTCTACTCTATGAAGATGCCCCATTATCACACTTCCACCCATAGCAGCATAATGTGTAGCGTGTTCTTTTACTGCGTTTGCATTTGCTGAATAGCCATGTAGGAAAATTAGATTTCCATTTGCTTCTGAATGCAAACCTGTTTCTGCATGATATGGAATTAGTTTTGTTTTTAATTTTTTGCAGTATGTTTTAATTCTATCTATGCAATTATCAGCAGCTAATCTCATCATCCCATTAGAATGACTTCCTGCAATTCTCCAAAGCCTATCTTCATGATTGCCTAATAAATAAACATCAGGTTCAAACTCTGTAAGAAATTGAAATCCATAAAAGAAATCTTCAGATAAATCATCAGCAGCAGCACTATCATCTGATGATATGCCAGAACGTAAACCTGCGAAATCGAAACAATCACCTAGATGAATCTTGAGATCAGGTTTCCATTGATCGCAAAATTTTATTAATGCTCTTAAAGATTTTTTACAACCTAAAGCACCATGATTATCACCTACAGCAACAAATTTTTTCCATCCTGAATTAGCCATTAAATACCATTCTCCAAAGAATGATATTAATAGCAATGATTACAGATAGAAAAGCTATGGGAACTAACGAAAAGAAAAAATAGATTAGATATTTCATGTTTTTAATTTTTAGGTAATGGCCCTGCTATCCAGCCTTCAGGCAAATGAACTTTATTTTTGGATTTAATCCACTGACCATCTTTGCTGACATAAACTGTTCCTTTTACATCTGGCCCCAACCTAACTAAATCTGCTTGCGTATCTACAAAAACCACCCTAGTCGTTCCGCAAGCTGTCCCTAACATGATCATCCCACCTACGCTTAATATCTTTAGGAGTATCTGCATCACTCGCTACTTTATCTCTTTGGATTAATTTTGTTAAATGTTCAAGCAGAGCCTTAAAAAAGCTGACCAGAATTTGCATCCTAATCCTCTGCTTTTATTACTTCCTTTTTGATAGAACTTCTTCCATAGGTATAGCCAACAGAAGTTAAAGCCATTCCAATAATAGCTGCAATTTTATCATAGAAATTAGTTCCATTATCAGGGTCAATCCATCCTCCAATAATGGCGATAGTAAGAATGCTTGATATGACAGCAAATGTAAATTCGCTTGTCAGAAATCCTTTAGTCAGTGCTTTCGTCTTTTTCTCGCTCATAATCTTGTTCTAATATTTCGTAGTATTTCTTAAAGAATTCATTTCTTGCCTGAACCATAGCATACTGAACTATTAATATACAGGTAAAAACGACTCCAAATATAAGACCTATAGCAAAGCTTAAAACATCTAAATTCATTCTTCCAATAGTTTATCTATTTTTTCTTCAATCCGGTCTAGTCGAGTTATTAAATTAGATGTTTGCTCTTCTTGTCTAGCTAATTTTATCTCTGTATGAGTTAATCTTCTAGCTAAATCATCTATAGTAGATTGAATTCTTCTGAAAAAGAAACCACCAACTGCTACAGCTATTCCAAAAAAAGCTGATAAAAAACTATTTAAATCCATATCAATCGCCCTTTACTTTACACAGGTTGTCCCAACTCTAAATATTTAGAATATTTTTTAATTTCTTTATGATTAAATAAATTTTCCACCAAATTCAAGCTGAGTGTCTTTTCCTTTAAATAAAATTTGAAACCCTTATTTCCAGAAGCATTTATTTTTGCTAATGAATTTTGATTAGGTTTGTAGCCTAAATACTTATCCATAAAAATAATAGCATTTTCTTCGCTGAACTCCGAGACATAATTCACTGAAGAAATCCATTCAGGAATAATCCATAAGCCTGATTCATTTCCATCAAGAATAAATTTGAAGTAATCGTTTAATGTCATGTTTGCTAAATCAAAATGTTCTCCAAATGGATTCTTCGAAGTTTCTCTTAAAACTCTATGCCCCCAAAAAAACAAAGAGCAAATCAAATCAACAGGATGCCGCAGAAACATAAAACTAAAAAAGTTTCTTTCATTGTAATATTCTAAAATAGATTTTGAAATCCATAGATGTTGCTGATGAACAAAAATTTTTTCTGATTTTGAATTTGCTATAGATTTTAAATTATCTTCTGAGTAAAAAGGCATCCCAACGTGTTGAAAAAATTGAAAACCTGAATGCCTTAAATCTTTTCTAACAGTATCCATTATGAATGTTCCACCTGTTTTTCCGTAATGACAGAATAAAACTTTATTTTTCATAAGTAATTTTTTCTACAAAGTCACATATATCTAATCTACCATGTTGACTGCACCAATCTAATACTAATTGAGAATGTTCTCTGTATTTTCTCTGAAGCCCATCGTTTGCATTTTCAAATAAATCTTCAGTAAGATGAACGTGCCAACTTCTAACAGAAGTTATATCACAATCAGGAAATCTCCAAAAACCAATATTGTGAGACTGAGAAAAGAAATCTGTTTTAAATTTGCTAACTAATTTATACATACATTCTTGCTCATAAAAATTAGAGCCTTCTAAATAGATTTCTCTCCAATAATCTGGTACTTCAATTTTGTTAGACCATAGATAACCTGCGTTAAAGATTCCAAAATCTCTAGCAGTATCTAATTTTGGCCCAGCATGATAATGAGGAGAAAGAGTTAAATCTCCTGTATTGCTTCCATTCAAATTTGAAACGCAAAGAATATCAGCATCTAAAAATAGGCTATCACCGCATTCATCTATTGCCCATTTCCAAACATCCATTTTCAGAAGAATACAATCTCTTCTATGGTAAGTATTTCTTATATCTACATCTGAACATAATTCATCTGCTTTTTTAAGGTCAGATTGGTTTGCTTCTGTTCTAAAATTAATATCTTTAAAATCAAATTGTTTTAGATATTTTTTCGATTCATCATCGCAAATTATGAAAACAGGTTCTGAATGAAATACTCTTAACGAATATAAAAGAATAGCTGCTTCACGCATACATTCTTTTGTAACGATAACAGAGAATGATTTTATTGGTTTAGATTTTTTCTTTAAATTTCCAAGATAGATTACAGAAGGAGAGAAACCTTTATACTCAAATGAGTTTGCAACTTTTAATGCGGTATCAATACCATCAATAAGATCAAAACCAATCCATTCTTGGTTTCTATCTTTCGCCCAGAAACCTGCTTGCTTAACAGATTCAGATTCACCAATAAAAATAAATCCTTTGCCTTGCGGATCAAGTGCAGGGAATTTTTTATCTAAAGAGTCGTAAGTGTTAGGCAAATTGCCAAGAGAAACTACAAATAAATCTCTATTTTTCATAAGCTGCGCCCCAGAAACTATTATTCTGAACAGCTTGTTTCAAGCTCTTACGCTCATGCCTTTTCCCTGCCCTGCCTTTTCTAATTCCTGATAGATGCAGGTTAACAAATTTAGGTAATTCAGTTATTGTGCTGAATTTGCACACGACAGTATCGCCAACAATATTAAAGCCAACCAGACAGGGATCACTCGCAGCGTGGCCCACAACTTTGATTGATTTTTCTTCACAACTATGGACGTACTCCTTACATAACTTCGTTTCAAATTCATACTCAGTTATATTTTCTATAGTTAAAATATCATTGAATCTAACTTCTGGAGATTCATCACAATAAACTGCAACGTATGTGTCAGGGTCAGGGTCTACGCTTTTAACTATTGCGCTCTTGTCGTTGTCGATTGTGAACGTGGTGCCATCTTGCGAGACAGATATATTTGTCCCGCCTTGAATATCCGCAACATTTGCATCAATAGTAATTTCAGCAGTGCCGCCAGTTAGGGTGATTCCTTCTCCTTCAAGTAGATCGAAATTATTTCCAACCGCTGCAATGGAATTGATACTTTGCATTACATCGTCGCTAATATCGAAATTCACCCAGTAAGGATAGGACGCCACCGTGTACGACGTTGAAATCCCGTTACCTCCTTTGAATGCAAGTTGATCTCCGCACCGAAAATTAAAAGTGTTAGTGTCTGTTTCAACCTCCGTAGTTAATACTTCAAGCTGAAGTTGAGTTTTTATTGCGCCGAACCCGAGTGCCGAAAGCTTCATTCCATCCGCAGCAATGAATTGATAATTTTCTTCACCAACCCCCGAAGCTGTCTCGGTGCTGACAGATGTTCCAACGATAACCCCGTTGCCCGTTTTTTGGAGATCAATTGGCCTTCCCGTTTTAATTCTTGCAACACCTGTTGGCGATTCTGTTACGCAATCATTTGAAAATCTTAGAGAGGAAGGAGAAGTTACTGTTACTGATCCATCGCCAACATTGGGGCCACCATTAGAAACAGAAACAACTCCGCTGCCGTCATCTGTAACGCTGCCATTATTAAATTTAATCGTAGTAACATTGTTTACGGTAGGAGTTCCATCCTGCTCCTTAACAGTTAAAGCTCCACCACCATAATCTGTATTTGTAATTGTGACAGAATCAGCAGAAGCATCAGTTGTTAAACTGATACCTGTGCCAGCAACTAAAGTAAGAGTATCCTTGCTTTGATCTGCTTCAACATCAGTCTGACCAGCTACAGCAATAATACCAAAGTTTTGACCACTACCTCCATCAACAAAAGAAAGCACCCTGCTGCCGTCTGTTTGAATCACCTGACCAGATGTCCCATCCTCATGTGGTAAAGTCCACACAAGGCCATTGTCAGCGTCTAAAGAGCTACTGCCAGAAAGGTTGGAGGCACTAGGAGTTTTAAATCCAATATGATAAGGTGTATCAGAATCCCAAACAAATAATTTTAGAATTACTAATAAATCATCTGGAGTATCTCCTACAAAATTTTGTGGATGAAATTGAAATCCTCTATCTCTCCACTGTCTTAACCTAGAGAATTCTCTAAATCTTATATCATTTCCATTTAATTCTAAATCATTAGAAAGGGTAGGTTCAGTGTCATATATTAGATCAGTCTGTAAATCTAATTTAAAATTAACAGCAGAAGGGTCAGTAAAATCTATTTGAAAATTATTCTGAGCAGGAGAACCTGTATTAAGATTAAACATTGATCTGAAAACAATATTTTCAATGAAATCTCTAACACGAATTGCTTCTGAACTATCTAATAAAGTAGGAGTTGTATGAGGCAAAAAACCTCCTGCAAACCTGTAAATCTCATTACGTTGAGAAGCTATTCCTGTTGTATTTTTAATAGGCATTATTCTGCTTTCGTAAGAAATCTTTGTTTTCTGTAAATATTACCTGCTCCATACGCTCTTGTGATTAATGAATCACGCACATTTATATATGTTTCTCCGCTGACTAATGCCTGATATGCAGAAATAGTTGGGGAAGATGTGCCATCTACATAATTTATTTTTTCGCCTCTACTATTTACAGAAACAAAATTAAAATCATCTGCAACAAATGGAAAATCTGTTTCAATATCTGTAGATTTTATAAAATAATTTGTAACTTTAAGTATTGCAGGAGTGGGGTATGAATCCCTATAAGATGAATTTGTATCATAGCTGTCATAATATCCTATGAAAGAATATGATTCAGAAGTGTTATAGCTAAATGTGCTTGGAACAGTTCCATATTTTCTTGTCCATTCTACAAGACCATTCCCTATTGCATTAGGCTGTGTTTCTTCAAATAGAAATGCAGAAGTATAAGTTGCATCTGCTGTATCTAAAGCTAAAGGAGAAAAATAATCTCCATTTTGCACATAATCTCTTTCGACTATATAGCCACTCGTATCTCCTAAACCCTGAAATGGATATTTGAATCTAGGAACAGAACTTATTTCTACAGCAGTCTGCCATCCTGTATTTGGTGCGTCATCATTTCTTGGCATAATAAATCCTATTGATTAACAAATTTACCTTTTAAAGTTCTATCTATTGAGCGCAAACTCTTTTGCATATCTTTAAAAATAACTCCATAAAAAGTGTTCATTTTTTTCAGCATTTCATTAGAAGATATTGTTGCAGTTGGCCTAGCAATAGCTGACGTAGGAACATGGCGAACTTGCAAACCCTGAACAGGTTTTCCTATTTTGGTAGGAGATATTTTTACCGCAGGAACAGCTTCTGTTCCCATAATTCCTGCCATTTGATTCCTAAATTTTTCGTTATTTAATGCTATACCTTTTTTATACATTTCCAGTATTTTTAGATCAAACACTCTTTTCTGCTGCGTGTTTAATCTGCCTCTTAAAAATTTATGCGTTTCTTCATCTGGCCCACCAACAAGCTTTAACATATCGAAGAAAAATTCTTTTTGTTTATGCTTGCGTTTAAGAATCTCTCCCTTCGCTTCTTCTGACATTGTTGGAGTGCTTACTCCTAATTCTTCTAAACTTTTAACTGTATTATCTAATTTTTCTTTTTGTTTCTTAAACCCATCTAAAAAGCCAAAAAATCCGTTTCCTTTCTTTCTACCATCTTTTGTAAACGTATCATTATTTTTAGTAAAACCTAACTTCTCCATCATTTTTATATGTTCTGGATCAGTAGCTTCATTCATTGCTTTTTGGCTTGCATTTAATATTGGTGATAATGAACTAGCAGCTTTTCGTAAACCAGAAGCAGCTTTGTCTCCAATAAGAGGAATATCTGCCATAACATTTGCAAGATCAAACATCATTTTTCTAATCATCTCTAAAAATGATTTTAAATCTCCTCTCATTGCCGCTAACGAAACGTTTGCAATTTCGTCAATAATTCCTTTAAGTGTATCAAATGGTTCAAATAATAATCTTCCAAGAAAATTCATTTGATCTATATCTTCATTCATTTTCTTCAAAGGGTCTCTTGCAAGGTCTAAAAGACCTACTAACACATCAACGGTTTTAACTATTATCTGTGCTAATTTTGCTATATCTGTAAGTGCATTAACCATTGTTACTAAAACACTTTCTGATTTATCTGCATGACCTGTTGTGTCAGCTATTGCTTGCATTAAATGGCCTAACTCAACAGCAAGTTCTTCCAAAGCAGGAGCAACAGCTTTACCTAAACTTATCATGGCATTTCCTAATCTGCTCCAATCTAAATTTGCAAATGCTTTCCCTAATGTAATCAATGCAGGGCCAGCAGCACGAAGCGCATTAGCAAATGCCTCTCCTGCTCTTATCATTCCAGCACTCAACATTGCCATAAATTGTTGTTTAACAAAATCTAATGTTCCAGTCATCTTTTTGTATGCTGCATCTGTGGCTCCTGCTTTTTTTCCCATTTCAGCCATTTGCCCAGCTAAACCTTTACCTCCATCAGCAGCTAAAATTAAAGCCGCATTTCCAGCCTCAACACCTCTAAATAAATCAGACAGTCTTTTATTATTTAGCTCGGCATCTTTAGCCATCATTTGTAATGCCTGATTTATATTTCCTCCTGCTTTAATAAAAGCAGGAAAAGATTTTCCAGAAATCCTTTCAAAATTATCTGCTGCTTTAGAACCTGCTTTTCCTAAATCTGCGAATAATGCTTTTAATGCTGTACCTGTTTCTGCTGATTTATTTGGTCCCATTGCCTTTGTCATTTCTGCAAAAGCAGCAGCAACATCATCAAATTTAATCCCTAAAGACGCTGCAATAGGAGTAACTTTTCCTATATTTGCAGCAAGCTCTGGCATTGTTGTTACACCATTTTTAATAGTTGTGAAAAGTGCATCAGAAACTTCTCCTGCTTTTTCTGCTGGAAGTTTATAACCATTTAAAACAGTAGTTAAAGCCCCTACAGCTTCTTCTGTTGTAGCAACACCTGCTTTTGCAGCCTTTGTAGCAGTAGCTAAAAAATCCATTACATTCTCTTTTGGAATTCCTGCTGATAATGCGTTGTATAAAGAGGGAATCATTTCTTCTGGAAGAACTCCTAACTCTGCTGACAATTTCAAAACATCTTGCCGCATAGAATTGAATGCTTTTTTGCTTGTATCAGGTAAAAGAGTAAAAACTTCTGCCATTCCCTTTTCAAACACAGCAAATTCTTTTACAGATGCGGAGGCAAATTTTGCTGTGGCAGCTACAGCAACAGCTACAGCAGCAGCTAGAGCAGCAAACGCAGCAGTAGCAAGCCCAATAGCTGCGGCAATACCTTTTGCCCCTAACAATGCGCCTAATTTAGTTTTTTCTAATCCTTTCTTTAGGCCTTCTGAGTCCAGACCTAAAAAAGCTGTCATTGAAAATTTACTCATCTTTATTGCCTTCTAACTTGGACATTTCTTCCATGAATTCTGCTTTAACTCTATCAGCATTTCTCTGCCAATTCAAAACTGCTCCCGCTTTTCTATGAGCAATATGTTTACTGTAAGTTAATGCTCTCTTTATAGGTAAATTCAAAATTTGATCTTCACTCCAATTATATTCAGATGCTAAAAGATCAATAATTATCCCAACCCAATCTGAATTTTGAGATGTAGATTTAGAATCTGAATCAGAAAAATTTAATTGATTCTCAAAAAACAGTCTAACATCAATAAGAAAAGCCTCCGCATTGTCCATGCGGAGACTTTCTTTAAAATTTTTATACGCTTGAGGATTTTTTTCTGTAAAATCTACAGATAGAACCCAACAAAAAGTATAAATGTCTTCTTCTGTTAATTCGCCTTTGTTAAGAAACGGATGCGAAATAGCATCTAGCATTAAGTATTTTTTAATACTTAAAGGACAAAGCCAAATGCTGCCAACTTTTTCAGGTGCATCTAAAAATACTTCCTGAGAATCTTTTCTATCTTGCTCTTTAGCAGATTCGAGCTTTGGCTGATATTCAGCCCATAGCTCTTGTGCGTTCATCTAACTATTAATTAATTTTTTCGTATCCAGAAACAGAGCATTTAGCATAGTCTCCTTGTGTTTGAGCATCGCCAACTTCTGTTAAAACAAAAGTTAATTGATTTCGCCCAGCAGCTAATACCATTTCATGTCCGATCTGAGGATTAGCAGTAGATGAAGTTGCGTATTGGAGTGTTGCAGAAAATTCTACACGTTGCGGAACAGTAGTTGAACCTAGTGGTTCTCCATTTGCGTCATTAATATCTACACGATTTCCCGCGTAGGTGAAGTTCATATCTTCTGCCACATAAGTAACAGAGTTAATAGTTACAGGAGATACTTCAATCCCGAAACTTTGTGTGCCATCTGATGTAATAGCCATTTATTTTTCCTTTTGTTTAGTTCGTTATACTTTTAGTTATTTGTCCCATTTTAACTGGGCCACGCATCTTCTCTAATTGCTAAAATCAAAGAATACGAAAGAACACTTACATTAAAATCTCCATCAGTATCAAAAGATGTTTGATCTGGGCTAATATGATTTACTGTAAATAAATTTAATGCTGGCCCATACTCATAAGATTGAACTCGAAACATATTTGCTCCGAGTTGATTAAATTCAAAATTATTTGTTAATAGCAGTTGAGTATCTGAGGTAACAGTTGCAACTGTATTGGTTTCTGTTCCTGCACTTGATACAAATTTTATTGTATCACCTACTGCTATTTCACTGGTGAATGCTGCACCTGAAGCTATACAATTATTTGTTGGGCTTGATGTTGCTGCTGTTACTGTGCCTGTCAGTTGAGGCGTTCCAGTTTGAGGAGTAGAATCAAAAATAGAGGAAGATAATGCTAAAGCTGTTCTGCAAGTAGCCCTTGCTTCTGCATGATTTGCTTGTTTTTGAGCATTATCAGTTATGATTGTTATGTTAAATGTGCCTGTGTAATTTTTGAAATCAAATGTGCTAGGAGAAGAACCTCCTCCTCTTGTGGCAGCTATTTCATTAGATGCTCCTAGCTCAAATTTGCATTCTACTCTTGGAGTAGTTAATTCAGATTCGCTTAAAGTTCTAACTACTGAAAAATCTGATAAATTATCCGCGAAAGCAGTTGTTATATTTGCAACAGCAGCTTTTTCTAACGCTGTTTCAAAATCAAAGCATTGCCATAATTTAGAAGCAGCCATTAGTCTGATGCGCTCCTATCAACACAATCTAATCTTAATGATGAATGAGATGGGTCTTTTTTGATTTCCATAACTTTATATTCATCAGTGCCTATGCTGAAAACCCAACCCTTTTCTGGGTAGGTAGAAAGGCCAACTAGATTAATAAAAAAAGTAGCATCAACTTCAACTTGCCTACCTGTATCTGTTACAACAAAAGCTAGTGTGCTTCCTGTTCTTGTAGCAGAAAAAGTGGTTCCAGATTGGGCAGTAGGCAAAATGACAGTAAGAGTCTCGCCAAAATCATTAATGGCGTGATTCATATCTAAAGAAAGCTGGCTATTTGTAATTGATGCCATTTTAAATAGGGGGAGTAGCCCAAATTGGCTACTCCCCTTTGTTCTCCACCCAACTAGGCTCCTGTGATTTTCTCTGCAGCAAGCGTGTTGCAGATTAACTCATCAGTCATCATCCGAACGCGAACCACATTAGCAGGGGGCTGCTCAGTGCGGAATGTTTCGGCGACGAATGCCCCACTTTGTCGGCCTGTATAAAACAAGGTGCGACCAATTCCATTATTGCTCAGAGGGCCACTTGCAACTGCACCGACATAAAAGTCGCTGTCAGACCAAATCTTAGTGCGTGAAGCAGATTGGCCCTTTTTAGCTGCATTGTAACGACTGTTACAAATAATGATTCCATCAACACCAAGAACTCTAGCAACTTGATCTTGGCCAAAGCTCAAAGCTCCGCTGCCGTTAATCAAAGAACGCATATCATCAGTTTGAACCATCTCTTGATAGAGACTAGATTCAATGATGAGTTGAATTCCCGTGAAAATTCCATTCGCGTTAAGACGCTGAACAGCATTATTCACATCGTTGATTGGTGTAGCACCAGAGGCATTGCTGAACGCAGCAGTAGCGGCTGTGCTGTTAAAAGAAGCACCACTAATTGCATTTGCAACACGAAGCTCATGACCAACCATAAGGTTGCGAGCGATATTGCGAGAAGCAGCAGCAACAATATCAAATTGCGCGTCAGACTCGATCTCAGCAATAGATAAATCATCTAAAGATTGCTCCACACCATACTCTTGGCAAGTATAAGTAGCAGATTCAATCTCAGATGAGGTGTTAGCAAAATTAGCACCAGCAGCACGGGGCTTGCTAATATCATTATCAAACTGATTTGCTTTCACCACAACATATTCACCTGCTTTAGTGCCAGTAGCTAAAAGAGGAAGAATTTGAGAACCAACAAATTGTTGATCCTGCACTTCGTTTAAAGCTTCAGCAACTACAGGCTGAAATGTAGCAGAACTAGAAATAAAATAACTCATTCTTTATATCTCCTTGTATTAATAGTAAACAACAACTTCGATCACATCTCCATCAGCGGCAGATGCGGTCATTGCATATCCAATTTTATGATTAGAGGAATCAGTTCCAACTTTTCCACTTCCGTCAGTGTAAACAATCGCTCCAACAGCGATAGTGTCTCCACCAGCTAGAACTTCTACGCTTCCAGAGGCATTAAGCAGCTTTACAGCACCATAACCACTGGCAGCAATATCTTCCAATGTAACTCCACAAACAGCGTCAGTGTTATTATCACCTGCTACGCTAATTTGCCCATTACTATCCACCTTTACCAAGGAATATGCTGCGATTGCCACAGCAGTTGCTTGGAAAGTACGACTACTATTATTAAATGTAGTATCTCCCATTTTTTTTCCTATTGTTTAAGTCCAAACAGTTCTTTGTTTTCTTTCGCAACTTCAATATGAGCAGTAAAGCGATCATTTTCAGGATTTTCGCTTAAATGCTTTTCAATCAGTTGCTTTTTTAACTCAGATTTGCTAATCGGTGCAGCATTATCACCTTCACCGATAGGCTCCTCACCGCCAAAAATTGATTTCAAGGCACTGATAGTGCGCTCTAATTCAGCAATTTTCTTCTCTTGACCTTCAATCAATTCAAATTGAATGTTCATTTTTTCAGATAAAGAAACTTCTTCTTCCGAGGGTTTTTCTTCCTCTTCTTCAGAATCCTCCTCTTCTTCTTCTTCAATCTCCTCAGAGTCAACCTCTTCGGCAACAGGTTCCTCAGTTTCAACTTCTTCCGCCACAGCTTTAACTTCCTCCACTACAGCTTCTTCAGTTTCTACTTCAGGTTCCAGAACAGCCTCTTCAGAGAATTCCTTGCTTTTCTTTACTTTTTTAGCAGGTTTTTCTTCAGCAACTTCTGGTTTTGCTTGTTGTTGATTTTCCTCTGCTTCACGCCTTTCTTTTTCGGCAGAAGCTGATTCGCTTAATTCCATATCTTTTTCTTTCATATTATATGTAGGTTTGTCCCAATTTTCGCTAAACAAAGAATTCGTAGCTGCTGGACTATCTACAAAATCAGCACTAGAAATCTCAGTCGGAATGATTGTAGGTAGATCATAGAAAGCATTTTCAGGTTTGGAACTAAAGCCATTGAATTCCTCATCACCTTCTTCTGTTTCCCACAACAAATTACCTTCAAAAACTATAGAAATTCCAAAAGAATTAGGCATTTTTTCAGCTAAATCAAAAAGCCTATCATATTTTTCTGGCTCATCTTCTTTCCAGCTATTAAATGCTTCAAATTTTTGAGCGCGAATTTTCTCACCATCACGATAAAATCCCTCAAATGCTCCTATTTCATTCAGTAAGCGGTCTTTAAAGGCGTCCCTGTGTGTTATGTAAGCAGGGATGATTTCATCGCTTAGAATGGAAGATGCAGTAGCTATAGAGCGATTTGTTACCATCATTCTATGCCCTTTTGCTTCCCCTGCTTCAATTATAACTATATCGCGTAAAACTCCGCTCTCACGATCTACATTTTGAATTGATGCTTCAAAAGTTAACCTATTTTTTCCTTCTGACATTTTTTTTGCCTCCTTATCTCTAATTCGTTTTGCCCATTTCTGCCCTGCATCTCCTCCCCATAACGCCCAAGCAATTCTGCCATTTGATGGATAGCCTTTTTCTCCTCGGCGGAATCCTTCTGCACCCTTGCTTGCTTTTTCATGGCGAGAAAAGAAACTGTGCATTCTTTTTACGACAGAAAGGGATAAATTTGATTTATTAGCTATTTGCCTTGCTCTTACAGCCCCAACACGAGTGCCACCTCTTCCATGCTCTTTTTTCCAAGCAATTCCACGCCTAGCCTCAGAAGCCATTGCGTCAGTTGGAACAAAAGGTGGCATTAATCTGATTTTTTAGGGCTTTCAGGTTTTTGCTTTTCCTTTTTAACTGGTTTCATTGGGATAGCTTCACCTTCGTTTTCTAATTGCTGTTGCTCAGAAGTGCTTAATTTAAGAAAATTAGCTTCTGTCTTTTGGTCTAAATATCTTTGTAATCTAGCTGTCATTTTTAATTTCTCCATTATCCATATCTAAAAGATCAAGGTAATTTGCGCTTTGGCTAACACTTCCTGAAGGATTAAATAATTCGCGCCAATCACTTATATCATATTTTTCAGCTAATTCTTTAGCTGTTACAATATTTTTAGCCTTTTGCTCTAAAACACTTGAAGCCGTACTCCCAAATTGTGAAGCAATATCATCTAAAGATTGCGCTCCCATAGATACATAAGTTGAATCTGCCCTAACTTGAGCAGCTTTATTTACCCAACGAAAAGCAGGTTTTTGCCACCTTACTCTTGTCACATCTACATCCGCTGGGATGTTTATTTTTCCTTCAGAAATCCATAAGCCTAATTTCCATTTGTAAATTTTATTAAGAAAATATACTAAACGCCTTTGATTTTCTTCTATTGCAGCTTGATATTGTAAAATCAAACCCTGTGAGGCACTGAATGAAGATTCTCCAATAGTTGACATTATCATCTCTACAGGAATTCCTACAGCAGCCCCAACTTTTCTGAGGTGATACATACAGAAATCAATTCCATCCACGTTAGGTCTGCCTGAACTTGAAATTGTCTGAATATCCTCATTCGGCTCTAAATAATGGAATTTGCCAGCTTCAAATCTTTCTAACCTACCAACTTCATCTTGCAAATTTTCTTCAAGCCTATTTGCTAATTCAAATTGGACACTATCATTTCGCTTAATTACAGCAGATAAACTGGCTGAAACCTTTGCGGAAATCATTTCTATTGATTCATATTCTTTAATATCCTGCAATGAATTCACACAGGGAGCTAATTCTGGAACTCCTCTATATTGATTTGGCCTCATCCTCTTATAAAAGAGGCAAAAACTTTTAGCAGGAACTTGAGTGAAATTAGTTAATGCTCCATTGATCCTGTCTGCGATTTCATAAAAAACAGGTTGGCCTTTTTTCCCTACAATTACGCCATTTTTATTATTAGAAGCCTCAGAAGAAACATAGGTGCTGCTACTAATTCTATCACCCTCAATAACCTGTAAATAACCACCTTTTGTAAAAACAACTCCAATATCGCCAAAGGTAAGAGTTGAATCTATGACCTCCTGTTGAAGCTCACAGAAATCCATTTGCCTTGTTATTTCAGGATATTCGCTCCATTTATGCCATAAATCACTAATCTGCTTATCTAAATCCTCATTTCCAGTAGCAGGTTGAGGTAAAATTCCAGAACCAACAACATCTGTTTTTCTTAGCCTAGAAATAGCTTTTACTACAGGATCATTTCGCTTGAAATTAAGCAATGTGCTAATAAGCCTTTCACGATCATATCCTTGAATTTCTATCTCTTCGGACCGAATCGGCTCAAGACCCCTAATTTTTCTTGAGCGAGTATTTAAGATGGCATCATAGCCAAAGGCTATTTGTAATGCTGTTTTAGCTCTTTGAAACAGATTCATATTAAGACCACTGTTGTAAATCTAACCTATTCGACCCTAAAGCTTTAGTTGAACTTGTCTGCAAACAGATTAAGCGAGTTAATCTGTTGATTTCAGACCAAATCTCAGCACGATCCTCATAAGTGAACATTCTATCAGAAAGCTGATAGCTTTTCGTAGGGTTCGTGGTCAACGTCTGGTACGCTGTCACTAGATTATCTCGCAGAGTAGTTAAATCTGCTACTGATATATTTGCTGCCATCTACCTATAGTATTTTGTCCCACTTCGCTAAAAAAAGGGGCCGAAGCCCCTTGGTTTTTAGATTTATTAGTTTGAGTAACACAGATCAAGAATTAATTTTTCACCATTTTCGGTGAATCCGATGCAATCGCCATCGGCCCAAACTAATCCTTTTTTAACCAAAGAACTTACACAGCCAGATAAGCTCTTGCGATTTTCAAAAGAATTGATGATTTCATTTAGGTCATCAGTATAAACAGGAGTATGGTCAACAGAACCATCCTTGAGAAGCTTGGGTTGTTTTCCATTAGGCTGATATTCATTTAAGGCGATTCCCTTTATGGTGATTTGTTCCATCTCGGTGAGGTCGGTTAGGTTTTGGATTTGGTTTGTCATGTCAGTGTTATTAATCATGAGTAGATACTAACCACTCTCGCTTACCTGTAAACAAAAAAAGCTATTTTTTTTTACTTTTTTTCTAAATAATCCATGAGATTCGTTTCAGGTTTATATGCTAATACTTTCTTGGCTAATGAAATATCAGCTAAAGTATGCCTAGCTTCGCCAAATCTGATAGGAGTGTGCAAAATCTTGTCAGAAATCGTTTTTGCCACTTCAATAATCGGGTATGATTTACCATACCCAATATTAAAAACGGCTCCTCTGTAATCCTCGGGACAATTTTTTGCAGCAATATTGGCATTTATTACATCACTGACATGAGTAAAATCCCTTGTCTGTTTTCCATCACCTACAACAGTTAAATTTTCTCCTTCAGCTTTTTGCTTTAGAAAAAGCCCTATAACTGTAGCGTATTCGCCTCTCAAAGGCTGTCTATCTCCATAAACATTAAAATACCTCAAAGAAACAGTAGGCAAACCTAATTGAGCATAAACTTTGCATAGATTCTCACTGGCTAATTTGCTTACAGAATATGGAGTTAAACAATCTGACCTATTTGTTTCATGCAATGGCCCTGCTGTTTGTGTTTTTCCGTAAATTGACGAGGTAGAACTAAAAATAAAATTCTTAACAGAATATTTTTTAGATAATTCTAATAGATTATGCGTTCCTATATAGTTGGTTCTAGATGTTTTTAAAGGATCATGTAATGAAATCTGTATCCTAGACTGAGCAGCTAAATGATATACATAATCAAATTTGTATTTTTCAAAAATAAGATTTAAATATTCTGAGCTACAAATATCAAAGCAAAGGTTTTCTGCCTTTCTATTCTCAAAGAAAATATGATTAGAAACCGCTGATTTATTATCTACACAAATAACCTTGTGACCTTCTGATATTAGGCGATCTACTAAATGGCTACCAATAAATCCTGCACCACCTGTAACTAAAATATTGCTCATTTTTTAACAGATTTAAATAGGAATCCTGTTATTTCTTCCATTGAATCAGCATAACCTTCTTTAATTAATTTTCTAATAGTTGTGCCTGACCCTTTAATTGCAGCGTTAACTTGCTTTAAGCCTCTTACATGAGGGTTAAGCATATTTCTCGATGTGCTTCTTATTAAATAACCTTTTTTCTTTTCATCTTTTATTTCTACACCTCTAGTTAATCTTTGAAATTTTGCTCCAGTTGATTGCCAAGCAAGCCTTAATTGGGTTCTTTCGTGAAAATGACCTACAGGCAATTTAAGCTTTAATGCTACCCCAAAAAATCCAGATTTACTTGAAGCAACTCTTCTTAAAGCTACTTTTTTCCTTTTATCTAATGCTTTTTCAGCTATAGCAAGCTGCCCTCTTTTCTGAGTAATATAGGCCCTATCATAATAATGCCAATAGCCATTAACTTTAATAGCTTTTAGGGCGTGTTTATAAGATGGCGCAGGGATTCCTCTAGGCAATGGGCCTATTCCTTTAAAGCCCTGTTTAATTGGCCTCCATTTAAATTTTCTTTGGATATGTTTCTGACCCTGTTTAATTGTTTTCTTAAATTGACCTTTAGGAGAAGTAACACCTATATTGTTTGCTATTCTGGCTAAAACCATTCCAGCCATGCCAGCCTTAACTTTATCCATTTTTTTAGGGCAATTTTTACCTTTCCAATTTTTCTGTAATGCTTGGATAGCCTTTTGAAAGCCATTTACCTCAACTCCAGCTACAGCTTTAGTTTTCCCACTCTGTGTGAAATGCTTAAATAACGCTTGTCTTACTAATAATAAGGGTATAGGCATAATTTAGTCCCAAATACTTGGTTCAGTTTCAGTTTTCTTTTTAGAAGCTTTTTTCACTTCTTTCTTTTTCCTTCTTATAAGCCCTGCACCTAAACCAAAAATATGAGCTAAACAAAGAATATAAGTTTCACAATCCCAAAAGTGATCCTGTTTGTGAGGTGCTACTACCCACTGTAGCTTACTTTGTCCCTTCCTGTTTACTTCTTCCCTGTAATCAGTTGAAAGGATTTGCTTTATATATTCAGAATCTAAATTTTTATATAGAAACCAATCTAATGTTTGGCCTGACCTTTTTTTAAGCATTTCTTGCTGCCAAACTTCCTTATTAATGTTTATCAAATTGATTCTACGCTTACCTCTTCTTTGGTCATGATAGAAAGGATCAAGTTGCGAGATTTTATAAGAAGTGGTCATATTATCTATACCTTTTGCTCCAAACCAAAAGGGCATAGACGCATAGATTTCTTGGTACATTTCTTGAGTTCTATAACCTGTATCTACTATTCCTTGAGTGCATTTATATGCTTTTGCTAATTCATTTAATTCATCAAAATTAAATGCGATTCCATTTTCTATTAAGTATGATTTTCCATCAGAATCAAACCCACGGATCACATAGAAATAATTAGCACGTTGAACATCAACTGAAATAAATCTAAATTCTCCCTTTAAATCTCCTTTTTCATAATCAGATTCTAATTCTTTAATTTTCTTAATATCTGAAGCTGTATTTTCAAATTCTCTGTAAGGTTCAGCAAGCCAACCATTATAGAAAGCCATTTCTGACTCTACGTTTTTTTTAGATTTAAGATATTCAATAGCTATTCTTCCAAAGGTAATCTGTGGAGAATAAAAGGAATTGAGATGATATGATCTGTTAGAAGATTCTGCTTTTGAATTGCCAGCAACCCATTCTCCTTTCCTGATAGAATGATATTTGTCTAAATCATTTAATTCTGCCCCGCATTCTTCACATACATAAAAGGTGCTTGATTTTACTAAATCAAAATCAACACCTTCTTCAGTGACAGCATTTTCATCCCATTTAAGATTTAACTTATCTTCCTTATTAAACAGCCTATAAAAAAATTTGTTTTCGCAATGAGGGCAAGGAACATAAAAACGCCTTCTATCTCCATCTTGATATTCAGACCAAATTCCTGACAATTCCTTTACAGGAGTAGATGATTGAAGAATTTTATAATTTCTTCTACCTTTAATTCGGTCTAAACATTCTTTTCGCGTAAATTCATCTATAACATCAATCTCATCTAAAACTAAAACGGAAACAGGAAAAGACCTAACATTAGCTGATGATCCTGCTCCAACAAGATTCATTGTGCATTTTGTGAACTCTTGTTTTTGAATAGTAAATTTATCAGAATCAAAATTGCCTGTTTTATCTCTTGGAATATGATTTGAAATTATTTTTGATTCTTTGCAAAAAGGCATCCAACGATCATAGCTAAAACTTTTACATAATAATTGATTTGGGAAAACCCACAAAATAGGTTGTGGTTTCTGGTCAATTACATATCCAAGCATAATATAGAAGCTTGTCGTTTTAGAAGTTTGCGATCCCCAGCAAAGAGAAATTTTATTGATACGAGGGTCACGCATATTTTCTAAAATTTCTTCTACATAGGGATAATGTTCTGTGCTATATAAACCTGATTGCTCAGTTACTCTTTCGCTTAGGAAAACAGATTTTTCAGCCCATTCTTTTACAGAATTAGCTCCACTAGGAATTAATAAGCTTCTAGCGTAATCAATCATCCTTTTTCTTCACTTCATCAAACCACTTTTTAAGAGTAGGTGATTTAACTTCTGAGATTTCCTTTAACTCCATTCCAAATTCATTTTTTTGTTTCAATTTATTTTTATCGAAATCCTTTTTGAAAATCAATCTGGTATCAAATTTTCTCCAATTATCTCTTACTTTATGCTGCGGCCTTTTAAATTTTCTTTTTGTTTCTGTAACAAGAGGCCAAACACGCTCTAATGACCTCGACATTTTTATACGGCCATCACCTTTATAAAGAACATCGCTGTTGCCGCCCTTCATGGTCATTGTTCTCATTTTCTGAGTATAAAAAGCTCTGAATAAAGCTGTGCATTGTTTTTTAGCTAAAACTTGTAAGCATAAATCTGTATCTTCATTATATCTACCTCTCCACCTTACATCTAAATCATTTTTAATAAGCATAAAAGAATAGACTCTTGAATTTAGAACAAATGGCTTATCCATATTTCCTACACAAAAACATTCATAATCTAATCCTGTTATAGCTAAATTTTCATACCTATCAGAAAATTCTTCAACAGATAAAAAAGCAAATTTAGAATTGCAGGGAATTCTTTTGCCAAGATTCCACCTGCCTACACCGCGCATATTATCATCTAAAATCCAATGCTTTTCATGGCCATTTTTTATAGAATTTTCCCAGCACCAATTTCTTGCAGGTATAGAGCCTTTGCCTAAATTACTAAAAGGCAAAATTTCTAATCTTTCTTCTCCATATTTTTCAGCATATAAGATTTTTTCCTGTGGTTCTACCACTATCTTAAAATCTACTTTATCCCTTAAAAGAAAATTGGCTGTAAAACAGCAATCATGCCTACCTTTTGAAATCACATAGATGGGATATTTCATTTTTCAATAAGTTTTGTAGTAAATTTAGACCATCTAATACTTACTTTAGGTTTTCCACTGTCTTTAATCTTTCCTAATTTTACAATCATTGGCCATTTTCGCTTTAATTCATTAGCTGTAATTTTTTTATTCTGATTATTGCTATATTGAGTATCTGAATTCCCGCCCTTCAAGGTTCCTTGCACTGGCTTATTAAAAACAAAAGCATTAATAAGAGCAGTGCAGTACCCTCTGCTCAGAACTTGCAAAGAAAAATCTGTATCCTCAATAATATCTGGCCTCCAGTAACAGCTTGTTCCGTTGGTTACTAAAACGCAGCTATAAACCTGCTGGTTAAGTTGAAAAGGCTTATTTTGTGCAAAAGCTAAAAAAGCGTGTCTTAATCCTGCTATTCCAATATTTGTAAATTTCCCTGTAAAAGTTTCTACACAATCTATTGCTGCTAAAAAATCAGTTGTTTTAGATTTGCCCTTTGTAACTTTTCTAATTTCAGTAACATTGTCATCTATTTGCCAATGTTTATCTTCTCCTAAGGATTCGGAATATTTTTTGATCCAAGTTCTTCTAAATGCTACATCAAATCCTGTTATCTTACTTTTTTCCTTAAATTCCTGTAGCTCCTTATCAGGCAGAGTTAGAATTTTTTCATCAGAAAATTGTTTAGCATATAAATTTGCTTCTGATTCTTCAGTAACAATTTTAAAATCTATTCCTTCATTGGATAAGTTTTGCGCTGTGAAACAGCAATCATGCCTACCCCTGCTAGGAATATAGATAGTATGATTATTCTTCACCTTCATCCTCGTAACGTAAAGAAGAGCGATCTTCCCTGTCTTTATAAGGCCACCAAGTTGTCCAAGCGTTTTCTCTTACTCTGCATTTCAAATCATATTTATCATTAAATTCTTTGCGAGCTTCTTCTGTTTCAAAATTAATACTCATTCTAAAAGTATCTTTTGATTCAAAATCAGGCATTCCAGCCCAGTGATCTGCTTCGTCTTTATCAGCGATTTCATCAGAATCTCTTGTAACCATTAATAGATTAGAAAGCATTAATTCATCAAAACCTGTTCCTAAAAGTCCGTCTATATCATTATCATTAATTTCCTTTAGCAGATTTGTTAGGCTTCTGTCATCAACTTCAGCCAAGCGACCTACCTCATTGTCAGCAGCTAATATTTTCTTTGCCTGTATAGAATCATGAGCAATCGGAATAGTGACAGTAGGAATTTCTTC